TCACATATTTTTTTAATTTTCAACTATTTGAGTAAAATACTTAAACACTTTGCCCTCGCCTGCGTCTTCATCTTCAATAAAGTCTATTGTAAATTTTACATACATTTCAACATCATCTCCAAACAAATCTCTGTAATCATTGTATGCGGAATTAATTACAACAAAAAAGTCTATATCTCTTATGTTAGCAACGCCAAACTCATCTTGTATCTTTTGCGTTTCTCTTAAATCCCATTTCATTCGATAAGGTTTCATTTCCGATACAATCTTTTCTGCCATTTGCCTATTTAATGTATTTCCATAAGCCATCTCGTATAGGCACATCTCATATTTCTTGTATTTCTGTTCGTCACAATGTTTTAAATGCTCCATAGTTTCTTCTAGTATCTCGGACAATTTGTGCATATCCTCAATTCTTCCATCATCAACTATTTTTTCAATCAGTTCCTCTATATCCATTTTGCCCTCCTTTCAGAAGTTCAATAATTTTTTCGTTTTGATTAATTATTGTGTCTAACAATTCATCCTGATGGTTCAAATACTTCATCAAATCAGTATTGTTGAAATCATTTACCAATATTTCATAACTTTTCAACTGTACTATATTTGATAGTATTTCTAAATTTCTTTCAAAATTGTTCATTTACGCAAGTCTTTCTATGTTCAAATTTCCATCTTTAATAATTGGAATTTGTGTTGGTGTTATTACTGGTGTACCAGTTCCACTAAATGTTGTTGTTGGCAAAGAATTTATTGATAAGTTTACTGTTCCTTTGCAACATACTCTAATCTTTTTGTCGAAAGATATATTTTCCCAATCTCCTGCTGTTGCTATTGTTGCATCCATTTCTGTTCCAGGCACTAGAATACCATCAGCGAAAAGTCCGAAGTGCTACATCCCCAGCAGTTGCACCACTTGTAATATTACCATTGAATGTTACCTCATAAGTTCCACCCTCTAAAATGCTAAATAATGCACTTCCTTCATTGTGGTTCATAAAACCTTGACAATTTATAGCACATCTAGTCCTTAAATCTACTAATTGGAAAGGCAAAGATGCAGTATTTGAAGCTAATGTAACTTCTCCTTGTGTTATTGCTTGAATTACACCATTCATATTTTGTTTTCCTCCTTTATAAAAAAATTAGAGAGAGTAAACTTGCTACTCTCTCTTCAAATTAATTTAGCAAGTTCTCGTAATCGAGGTTGTCTTTACAGACGTTTTGCTATTATACTAATGTACTGCCAAAAGTGTTTCCGCATCCACAACCATTGTTGTTTGAACAAGTGAATATTGGAGTTCTTCCGATAGACAGGTGTACTTGGCACAGGGCATGAAGATAGGCGGTTATACAACTGGTCTACTTCATTGCTAAATCCTTGTGCAATAAACGCATTTTGAGCCGTTTGGCTTTCTCTTAAATTAGCCATTTGTAATTCTCTTTGTAAATCAGCTATTTTTGAGTCTTTTTCATCTAATCTATCTCTGAAAATTTCATCAATAATCTTTTGAGTATTAGCAGTTTGATTTACCAATATATCTTGACCGATTTGTCTTAAAACTTCCCTATCAGAGCAGTTTTCACTAATTACTGTTGATTTTAAGTCTTGTGTTCCTAATCTGTTTTCAGCACTTGCGTTGCACAATGCAGAATTTACACTATTAAATCCTTGTACTGTTGATAATTGGTTGTTAAATGCTTGTTGCATATTAGCCATTTGTCTGTTGCTTGCAGAAATCTCGGCATTATAGAAGCCGTTTGAAACGGTTTGGTTCATATCTGCACAGCAATTACACAACTGATTAGAAAGTCCATAGATACCATCTCTTACACCTTCGATTTGATTGCTTAAATGTAATGTATCGAATCCAGTATTAGTGTTTTGCATAATTTCTTTTTGACCGTTTGAAAGCCAAGCGAAATCTTGGAAACCATATCCACCTGCGTAACCACCAAATCCGTTTCCACCAAATCCGCCGAATAAAGCAAGAATTAAAATAAGCCAAATCCAATCTCCGCCATAGCCTGCGTTACCATATCCACCGCCAAAACCTGCTCCATACGGAAATACAGGATAAGCATAACCAAAACCGTTGTTTCTATCAGTGTTCCCTACAACCGCAGAAATATCTGCCGGGCTTAAATTTTCATTCATAGTCTTTTCTCCTTTCTTTAAAATTTCGTATATAAAAATCCAAAAGGATAATTATTACCTATTTCATATTTTGTAGTTTCCCCATTATTTCTTTTGGGCATCCATATCCATTAAGTTGTTTGAAAAATGCTTCTTTTTGTTCTTTATTCATATTCCCTAAAATCTGTCTTACATACGGTTCTGGGTTTGTCCCCATATTCATCATATTTTGTATTTGTTGAAATCCTTTAGCATTCTTTCCTTGAAGTTGTCGCATAAAAGTTTGAATTAATTGTTGCACCATTTCAATGCCTCCTATTTACTTTTCTTTTCTGGTTTTATTTCTGGCTCACTGTTTAGCTTTTGTTGTGCTACTTGTTGTGATAATAATTGCCTCATACTAGTCAATTCATTTTTCAAGTTTTCTATCTCTGCGTCTTTTGGGTCAATTTCAACAACTTCTTGCAATGAGTAGGTTTTTATATCTCCATTTATATTCTTAATCCACAATGTATTAACATCTCTATTAATGAATAAGCCCTCTCTCATTACAAATGTGTTTTTTACATCATCAATATTATTCGCAAATTTTGCTTCTAATTCGCTTTGTTGTACAGGTGCGATTTGAAAATTTTGATGTATCTGTGGTTGTTGTGGTATGTTTTGATTCTGTTGCTGATATTGTTGCATTGTTCTGTCAATTCTATCTCTCATACTCTGTAAATCTTGAATATAAGGATTATAATTATAAGGATAATTTGCCATTTTAATCTCCTTTCTTTTTAAGTAATATAATTTCATTACTTAATCATAAAAACGCCTTATTTTTTATTCTGGCGTTAAATAGCCATCAATAATTTCTAATTTCATCAAAAGAAAAAGAAGATGGTCGGCAAAATCTACTCTGTACATATTTCGATTTTCTTTCTGAAACATTCCGCTCATCTCCTTTCTTCTTTAATTTGATTGTATCATCTAAAAAACAAAAAAACGTGTCACAATTCGGACACAATTCGGACATATTTTTGACAATAAAAAAAGGGTTGAATTAAATCAACCCTTTTCTAAATAAAAATAATTTTATTATTTTAAAATCTATTTTTATAATTTCTCTACTTACTGTTTTTTCACAAACATTTAACTCCCTTGCTATTTGATATATTTTTTGTCTTCCATCTTTATCTGTAAGTGCATCAAATATTTTTTGTTGTCTGTTTGTAAAATTTGCATTTTTATTTATATAATCAAGTTCTTCTTGAATAAAATCAAAAGTTCTCATTTTACTTCCTTTTTATAGTAATTTTTCGCCTTGCTCTTCTTCTAATAACTCTTTTAGTTTGTTTCGCTTTTGCCATAATATCACTCTCCTATATCTTGACTAATTGGCGAGTTTTCGCCTTCTGTATCTGCATCTTGGGTGTATATTGTATCTTCTACTGGTTGATTTACATACCATATAAAAGCACCTATTGTTGCAGTCCAACCTAATATTAACAACACAATAATTTTTGCCAATATATGTATTATCTCTGTTGCTAATGGCACATTTTCATTCTTTTTCATATTTCTTTCCTCCTATCCTATCCAATACTTTAGCACTAAACCTATTGCAGTTGCACCAATAGAACGCCACATCCACTTTTTACCGTCTTCCAAGTCTTCAACTCGTTTTGTTATCGGTGCTAACTTTAAATCCTCTGTTGCTCCTGCATTTGTTAGTTTTTCAAGTATAACATCAACCTTTTTGTCAACTTCACGCAATAGTTTCTCGTTCTCTCGGCTCTGTTCTTCCATTCTGTTGACTCTTTCGACTAAATTATTGAATTCTTCTTTTCCAACGTAGTTTTCCATTTTATCTCCTTTACATTATAATAAAAAAGTTTAACTCTGTCAACTCATCTAGCATAGACAACAATCCCTGAATAAGTCCCTGTGTATAATTTTAATTGATTACTTCCCATATAACTTACACCGCCAGAACGTTCATTGTCACTTATTTGGTGGTATCCATTAGTGCTATCACTATTTACCAAAAAATTACTTTTAGCTACTACCATTGAATTCATAAATCTTGCAGGTACTCCCACTGGTGTTAATACAACTAAAAATTCATTATAATCTCCTAAACCTGATATTGCAGAAGTTGTAGTACTACTACTAGCCGTTTGATAACTTGCTATTTGTGTCCAATCAAGCATCCCTTTTAAGTTTGTTGCATTCAAAGGTGTATTTGTGCTTGGTAGGTTTTCCCAATTTACTGCCATATTACTTTTCTCCTTTCAAAAGTTTAATCTCTTTTTTCAATTCTTCAATTTGTTCTTGTTGCTCTTGTACTGCTTTCCAAAGAATAGAAATCATTGTATAAGTATCAATTCCATTGCCATCAGTAGAAATTACTTCATCAGGCGTTTTATAATTTCCACCTAAATCCCCTATAACAAATCCGATATGTTTTTTGCCTTCTTCTTCTTTGTATTTATATTCATATATATCTGAATTTTTAACTAACTCTATCGCTTTTTCTTTATATTTTTTAATATCTTTTTTTTGGCTTTCTCTTGAATTGTTAATAAATTGTGAAGATATTACAGAACTGCTTGTAACATAAGAGTTGTTTCCACCGCCACTTACTGCTATTGTTCCGCTATTACTTGTATCATTAAATACATTCAAGCTAATACTATCCCCCAAATTGTTGCCCACAATAAAACTTCCTACACCACTAGAACCTTCTGCAACTTGGCTTATTATACCTACACCATTTCCATTGAGTCTATTACTATTGCTAAACATCAAATTCGAACTATTAGCACTTTGTATTTTTAATTTTGATTGCGAACTTCCATCAACATAATTTCCTGTTAACGATAAACTTCCACCTGTTATATTTACATTATTGGAAGTAACTGTTCCTGATATGTTAGCATTTGTTGCTGTCATATTTCCAGAAGTTGTTACTTTAAAATTATTGCTATTTATTGCTATTGCTTTACTTGTTAAATTTATCGTATTTCCTGCTAATATATTTATTACATCATTCGCATTAATATCCACTTTATCCGCCTCAATCTGCACTTGTGAAGTATCATCATTTATTTTAGCAACTATCTTTGCGTGCGTAAAATCTTCTTCATCCAATTTTTCTGCTACTACTAAATTGATTTCATTTGCTTTTTGATTTATTTCGCTTGTTACTTCTACCTTTGTTGCAAATTGTGATGTGTATATATTAGAAGCCATAAGCCTTACAGAAAGATAACCAAATTCATAACCTGGAATTGAAATTGTATAATCTCCATCTGTCAACTGTATTAATGGATATGTATAACTATTTATCACTTCATTTGCTAATAATACTACATTTCCATCTGCGTCATAAGCACATCTTTTTGTCACTTGACAAGTTTGACTATCATAATTCAAATAAAATTCATCATAATTTTCACTATCATAATACAATAAATCATCTGGCAATACATAATCAAAAACCTCGTTTGTACTTCTATTCGTAAATCTCAATTTCCTGTCTGGCATAAACAACGTATCATCAGGATATAATCCACTTGCTCTTGGATATAAATAACTAATGTTTGTTGCGATTGGTCTTATCGTTACTGAAATCGGCTCGCTTTCATTTATTCCATCCAAATCAAGACTTGCATAACTCGTTTCTCCTGCTGTTGTTATATCTGCGATATCTTGTATTTTAGCGTCTAATTCATCAACCGTCTGCGTTATCTGTGATATTTTACTATCTTGCTCTGTAACATTACCAATCAAGCTCTCAATAACTTGGTTTTGCTTATCTACAATTAAATAAGTCTGATTGATTTTCCTGTCTGTCTTATCTGCCTTCGTATAATCTGTTTGGCTTTCTTCCAATAGTTCTGTATGTATTAATTCTTCTAATCCACTTGTTATATCAATCTCATCATTCATCATAATACAACTGTAACTATTATCTCCGTGTTCTATTGTGTATCTATCGCATAACTCCAAATAACAAATCCCTGTGCTTGAAAAATCATTTACATAATATTGTAAGCCATTTAATTTTGCATAAATATCAGGTAAATAATCGCTTCTATTATTGTCATTCATTATTTGATTATCTACAATCTTCACTTCACAAGGATTTTCTGGTAATACCGCAGGATAATACACATTATCCGCTTCGCCACTTCTACTTAATACAATTACATTAACAGGTCCATATTGTTCCCCAAATTTCACATTTATATCTTTTAAATGTTTTCCTGTTATTGTATCTAATGTGTTTGTTATGTATCTTATCTCTAACTCATCATCATCATTTACACAAATTGTACTTGCAGTAACTTGTGCTAATTCATCTAATACATCTCTGAAAGTATACCCTATATCATTTCCACTTGCATCAAGATATTTTTCATTTGGTATCTCTCTATTCCAATTTGCAAAGCTAGTATCATTTTCATTTGCAAAATCTAATCCCAAATAATCAGCAATCTCTAAAATATAACTTCTTACAGTAATTGGATAATTGATATTCATATTCTCATAAGGTTTCATCGAATATAACATTTTATCGCAACAAGTTAATGTAAAATGCCCTGTGTCTTCATTGAATTCACTTTTATATACAATGAAATTTCCATAATCAAGATATTCATAATCCTCATCCACCCAAACGCCAAATAACCATTTGATTTCTTCGTTAATCGGTATATCTACTGTTGTTTCAACTTCTAATGTTTTCATTACAGATTTAAGGATGTTTCCTTCATAAGAATAAGTTATTCCATACAATTCGCTTTCTAACACTTCTAATCCATATAATATTTTAGAATGTATTTGTCTTCCACCTTTTGCTATCGCTTCCTTAAAATCGGCTGTGTGTATTTTCATTTATCACACCTCCTTC